GGATATGTGGCATGGACTATGGTTGGGATCACCCTACGACTGCTGTATGGGTTGCGTGGGATAGAGAGGCAGATATTGTTTATATATATGACACTTACGGACAACGACAAGAGATACCTGCTGTTCATGCAGCAGCAGTTAATGCAAGACCAAAATGGATTCCTGTTGTCTGGCCTCGAGATGGTAGACAAGCAGATAAAGGATCAGGTACTCCACTAGCAGATCAATACCGCGATTTAGGTGTAAACATGATAAAGGGAGACAACAGGTCGTGGGGAGGTTGGTTCACCAATCCACCAATATCGGGTCAGAGAGAGGGTTCTGGAGGAATTTCACTAGAATCAGGAATAATGGACTTGCTAGAAAGGATGAAAACAGGTAGACTAAAGATATTCTCGACCCAACCAGAGATATTCGAGGAGTTACGGATGTACCATCGAAAGGAAGGGCGGATAGTTCCATTTAAGGATGATTTAATTTCTGCTATGAGATACGCTGTTTTGTCATTAAGATTGGCAAGGGTTCATGAAACCCAAACAAGACAGTATCAAGCAGACAGTGATTTTAATATATTTACATAGGAGAAACCCAATGGGAGCAATAAGAAGAATTTTCGCACCATCACCACCAGCATATACACCACCACCAGTTGCAGCAGCACCTGCACCAGCCGCGCCTGCACCAGTAGCAGCACCTGAAGTATTAGCACCTGAAGTAGAAGTAGCACCTGAAATGTCAGAATCAATTAAGAAGAAGAAGAAAGGCAGTTACTCAACACTACTAACAGGTAAGGGCGGTTCATTAGGCTCTCCAGACATTGAGCGTAAATCTATCTTAGGAGGTTAGTATGGGCATTATGGGAAAAGCGATAAAGATGGCTGTTGGATTAGGGGTTGTAAAAAAGGCTAGTGATGAAGGTGTATTTCCAGCACCTGAAGCAATATCCCCAGTAGCAGAAAAGATTATTGATGAATCACCTGCTAAAAATATTGCAGAGAAGGTATTAAACAAAAAGAAGAAAGGTCGTTACGGAACACTACTTACAGGCGGTAAGGGTGTAGAAGGCGAGGCAGACTTAGATAAAAAATCATTATTAGGAAGCTAACATGGGAAAGAAATCACCACCAGCACCTATCATTCCACCTGCAAGTAAAGTTGTGGATGCAGTAGATAGAAAAGAATTAGATAAAAGCACAGCAGAAGATATTCAAAGAGCGAAGGTTGCAAAGACTTCTACTGTCAAAGGAAAACCTGCACCACAAGCATCTCTCTTAGCAGAAAGAGCAATGTGGGATGAGAAGGAAAAGAAAGCCAAGTCACTTCTTAAATGATAGAACTCGTACCTAATGCAGGACAAGAGGTAACAGATTGGATCGTAAAAAGAGTAGGTGTAACATCTTTAAGCGATTGTGTTAATTATGGTTTTTATGAAGAAGGTGAATTAGTTGGAGGCGTAGCATTTTATGAATACAGAGTACAAGATATTGTGTTTTCAGGTGTTATGGAGAGAGGAGGCTTTAATAGGACAATGCTAAGAACATTATTCCATTATCCTTTTCATCAACTAAAGTGTCATAGAGTTACAGCCTATACCGAGATAGACAATAGAGAAGCAAATGTATTCTTGAAACGGTTAGGCTTTAAAAAGGAAGGTACTATGAGAGAAATCTCAGAGAATCTTAAAGATATTAATATTTACGGTATGCTCAAAAGAGATTGTACCTGGCTATAGGAGAAAGAAATGGGATCAAAGCAACAACCTTATGCACCACCACCACCAGTTGATTACACTGCTGAGGCTAATCAAAGAGAAAAAGAAACTTTAGAGATGGAACAGGAACTTCAGCAAGAAAAGACTGAATTACTCAATAAGAAAAAGAGCGGTAGATACGCAACACTTCTTACTGGAGGTGAAGGCGACCAAGATGAGGCTGATGTCAAGACTAGATCACTTCTTGGATCAGGCAAAAAACCATAGGAGATTACAATGGTCGAACAAATATTAAAGCGATTAGCCAGTTTAGAGTCTGGAAAACAGACTTGGGAAGTACATTGGCAAGAGATTCTTGATTATGTAATGCCTCGTAAAGCAGAAGTAACGGTTCAGTATGCCAAGGGAGCAAAGCGTACAGAGAAGTTATACGACTCTTCTGCTATTCATGCGAATACATTGTTAGCAGCATCATTACAAGGAACATTAACATCAGCATCATTGCCTTGGTTTCATCTAAGAGTTCGTGATGAGAGTTTAAATGAATCTCGCGAAGTTCAAGTATGGCTAGAGGACTGTCGTAATAGAATGTATAAAGCGTTTAACTCATCTAACTTTAATACTGAAGTACATGAGTTCTATCTTGATATTTGTTCTATTGGTACTGCTTGTATTGAAACAGAAGAAGATGAAAACGGATTCAACTTCAGAACATTGCACATCTCAGAATATTTCATCTCAGAAAATCATAAAGGACAGATTGATACCTTATATAGGAAGTTTCAGTATTCTGCTAGACAGGCTAAACAGAAGTGGGGCGATGCAGTAGGCCCTAAGATTCAAGAGGCTTTTGAGAATAACCCTGACAAGAAGTTCACATTTATTCATTGTGTAATGCCAGCAGAAGAGTATCACGGTAACAAACAATCTAAATTACCTTATATAAGTATTCATATAAGTAAGGAAGACAAGAATATCGTTCAGGAAGGTGGTTATAACGAAATGCCATACCTTGTAACAAGATGGTCTAAAGCTTCTGGCGAAGAATACGGTCGTTCACCTGCTTACAATGCACTACCAGACATCAAAACTCTGAATAAAGCAGTAGAATTAGGCTTAAAAGCATGGGCTAAAGCAATCGATCCACCACTTCTAGTAGAAGATGACGGAGTAATCGGTAGAGTTAAGACGAATCCATCGGGTATTACCGTTGTTCGTAGAGGTGATGCAATTAAACCACTTAATACTGGTGCAAGATTTGATGTATCTGATATGAAAGAGTCTGAATTAAGAGGTTCTATTAAGCAAGCGTTCTTCTCAGACCAGTTAGAACTTCAGCAAGGCCCTCAAATGACAGCAACAGAAGTACAGGTTCGTTATGAATTGATGCAAAGATTACTCGGCCCTACTTTAGGAAGATTCCAGACAGAGTTCTTGAACCCACTAATTGAAAGATGCTTTGCTATTATGCAACGAAACGAAATGTTTGCTCCTGCACCAGGTGCGTTAGATGGTGTTGCTATTGACATTGAATATGTTGGCCCACTTGCTCGTTCACAGAGAATGGAAGAGGCTACTGCTGTAGAAAGATTGTATGAGATGGCTGCTAACCTTGCACAGATTGCACCAGAAGTTATGGATAACATAGATCATGATGCAGCAATTCGTTCTCGTGCTGAATTACTAGGTGTTCCTAAGAATATCATGCGTGACCCTCAAGAGATTCAAGAACAACGTCAGGCACAGCAAGAGCAACAACAAGAGCAAATGGCTATGCAACAAGCACAACAAGGTGCAGACCTTGCAGCTACTGCTGTTCCTACAGCACAACAGATCACACCTGAAAATGTTGAACAAACACAAGCAGGTATGGAAGCAATGATGGGGGCAGTAGAAAATGCCTAGAGCCATTGCCAAGATAAAAAGAGATTATGCTGACTGTTTTGGGTCTATATCTGGGGGTAAAGTCCTAGATGACCTACGCAAGGCATATCAACTACGGGAATCCTATACGAAAGGTGATCCGTATGAAACCGCGAGGAGGGAGGGCGAAAGAGCTGTCTATCTTCGTATTTTAAATATGTGTAATATAAAAGAGGAATAAAATTATGAGTGAAGAAATGGTCACAGAAACAACGGATAATGCTGTAGTAGCACCTGTTGAGAGTGGTAACCAAGATTGGCGTGAAGGGTTATCAGACGAATTACGAGCAGATCCAACGCTTGCAAGTATCAATGATACTGAATCAGCCGCAAAAACACTTATTCATCAGCAGAAAATGATGGGCAGTAGAATACCTATCCCGAAGAATGATGAAGAAATGAGCGAGTTATATACTAAACTTGGTAGACCTGAAACAGCAGAAGGTTATGAAGTTGAAGTTCCAACAGGATATGAACAATACTATCCAGAGGAAATGATGAACTCATTTAAACAAACAGGACATGATTTAGGATTATCACCTAAACAAATGCAAGGCTTAGTTGAGTGGCAAAAAGGTTCAGTAGACTATCAAATGAATCAAGAACAAGTATCAGGTGACGCACAAGGTGTTCAAACTGAAGAGGTTTTAAGAAAAGAGTTTGGTGCTAACTACGATAAGAGCCTTTCTGCTGCACAAAGAGCATTGCGTATCTACGGAACACCCGAACTTCAGCAGAAGTTGGCAGACCCTAGATATGGTAATGATCCAGATCTAATTAGATTACTTGCTAATGCAGGTAAAGATATAACAGAAGACTCTGCACAGGGAACTGCTAACAACTCCTTAGTGATGAGTCCACTAGATGCTAAGATGAGAATCGAGCAAATCAACGGAGATAAATCTAATGCTTATTGGGATGCTACAAGTCCTAAGCATCAAGACGCTCAAGAAGAAATGCGACAATTATTTGATAAAGCATATAATTAGTGGTAAGATAAGAAGCAAGCGAGGTAAAATCCGCTTGTAACCAGACACTGCCCTCACGGATAACAGTAGGTTAAAGGTGGTTCTTAAACTCGCATAGTCAGCGTAATAGACAGGACACCCGAAAGGATAATGCCCACTGGATATATAAAATAATAATAGAAGGAGGACATTATGTCTACTCAAATTACGACTGCTTTTGTCGAGCAGTATAAAAGTAATGTGTTGCACCTTGCACAACAGAAAGGTTCACGATTACGCGACTCGGTTCGTTATGAATCAGTAACAGGTAAGAATCACTTTTTCGAAAGAATTGGTGCAGTTTCAGCTCAAAAGCGTACTTCACGCCACTCAGATACTCCTCGTATGGATAGTCCACATTCAAGACGTAGAGTTTCAATGGATGATTACGATTGGGCTGACTTGATCGATCAAGAAGATAAGGTTCGTATGTTAATCACTCCACAGAGCGAGTATGCAATGGCTGGTGCTAATGCAATGGGTCGCGCTATGGATACTGCAATTATTGAAGCAGCAGTTGGTAATGCCTATGGTGGCGTTGCTGGTGGTACTACTATCGCACTTCCATCTGCTCAAAAGATTGTTCACGCATCAGGTGGTTTAACAGTTGCTAAACTTCTTTCTGCTAAAGAAACACTAGATGGTTCTGATGTAGATGCTGAAGAAGAGCGTTACTGTGTACTTTCTGCGAAGCAAGTAACTGATTTGTTAAATACTACTGAAATTAAATCTTCTGACTACAACACTGTTAAAGCGTTGGCACAAGGTCAATTGGATACTTTCTTAGGCTTTAAGTTTATCCGTTCAGAGCGTTTAGGTACTGATTCAGATGGCAACCGTCAGGTTACTGTGTACTGTAAATCAGGTCTTGGTCTAGCAATGGGTTCAGAGATTCAAACTCGCATTAGTGAGCGTGATGACAAGAACTATGCTACTCAAGTATTTTTATCAATGACAATCGGTGCTACTCGTGTTGAAGACGAGAAAGTAGTAGAGATTGCGTGTACTGAATAATATAGGAGAATAATCATGGCTGTAACTACTCAAAAAAGTACGCAAGTAACTAACTTTGATGCTAGTCCTTCTGTAAGGGAAGAAACATCTGATGTTCATGGTCGTTTACGCATTGCTGCGTTCGATCACACACAATCAGGTGCTGGTGATGCAACATCTTCTGCGGAAGTTGCGCGTTTACCTGCTGGAACTGTTCGTTTGTTAGGTGCGTTAAGTCGCGTTGAGCATAACTGGACTACTAGCAGTGCTACTATGGACATCGGTTGGGATGCTTACACAGACCTAGACGGTGATGCTGTAGCTGCGGATGCTGATGGTATTGACAACGGTGTTTCTGTTGATACTGCTGGTGCAATGGCTGTAGGCTCTGCATTAACTGCGGATACTAAAGTATTCATTTCGCAAGGTGGCGTATCTATTAGATTAACAAGTACGGATACTGCTATCGTTTCTGGCGATACTGCATCTGGCTACTTGGTTTATGTACTAGACTAAAGTTATAAAAAAATGAGGGTTTCCTGTAACGGGTTATCCTCACCACATTCAGGAGAAGTGATATGGCAACAGCGGTTTCCATTTGTTCAAACGCATTAAGAAAACTTGGTGACGATCCAATCACATCCCTAACTGACGATACAGAAAGAGCAAGACTCTGTAACGCATTTTACGAACCTACAAGAGATGCTGTATTAAGATCACATCCTTGGAATTTCGCAATAGAAAGACAAGCATTAAGCAAATTAACAAGTACACCTGTATTTGATTATGCTTATGAGTTTACTTTACCAACCAGTCCTTATTGTCTTCGTGTCCTCAAGATGGAATACGATGATTACAATTTTAAGATTGAAGGTAGAAAGTTATTATCAAACGAAGGCACTGCAAAGATTCTTTATATTGCACAAGTTACCGACACTGCACAGTTCGACCCAATGTTCACAGAGTTACTAACTGCTCGCTTAACAGCAGAATTAGCATATTCTATTACGGGTAGTAATTCATTAACCAAGCAGATGTGGGAAATATACGAATCTAAGGTTAAAGAAGCAAGAAGTATTGACGGTTTAGAAGGGTTTATAGACGGATTAGTTTCAGACGAATTTACATCATTCAGGGGTTAAATGGCTAGAGTACATCCATTTCAGTCTAACTTTACTGCTGGGGAGTTAAGTCCTCGTCTTGAAGGACAAATAGACTTTAAGAAATATTTTAACGGTTGTAGTGAATTAACCAACATGGTTGTTTATCCTCATGGAGGGGCAACTCGTAGAGGCGGAATGTATTTCGTTTCAGAAGTAAAAACATCTTCTAAGGAAGTACGACTAATTCCTTTCGAGTTCAATGTAACTCAATCCTATGTACTAGAGTTTGGTGACACTTATATTCGTTTCTATAAGGACAATGGTCAGATTCAATCTGGCGGTTCTGCTTATGAAATATCATCACCTTATCTTGAGGCTGAATTAACAGAACTACACTTTGCTCAATCAGCAGATGTTATGTATATCTGTCATAGTAATCATGCACCAAGAAAACTATCTCGTACAGGTCATACATCTTGGACATTAACAACACCAACATTCACATGGAATGGTTCCTCACCTTGGACAAGTGGCAACGGATACCCAAGAGCAGTATCATTCTATGAGCAGAGATTATTCTTTGCAGGTACATCTACTTATCCACAAACGATCTGGGGTTCTCAAACAGCAGACTATGAGAACTTTGACCAAGGTACAGGCTTGGCAGATGAGTCAATGGAATATGCTATTGCTACTAATAAAGTGAATGTAATCAGATGGTTACAACCAAGTAGAGATTTAATTGTAGGAACAGGTGGTGGTGAATTTAAAGTAGGTCGCCCACAAGGAGAGCCTTTAACACCATCTAATGTCATGGTTACACAGCAAACAACTTACGGTAGTTGGACTATCCCTCCTATTCAAATCGGTAACGCTATTCTATTTGCACAGAGAGCAAGACGAAAATTAAGAGAGTTTTCATATCAGTTTCAAAGTGATGGCTACATAGCACCAGACATGACTCTATTAGCAGAACATATAACATCAGGTTACTTAAAGGACATGGACTACCAACAAGAGCCAGACTCTATCGTATGGGCCTGTACTTCTACTGGTAAGTTGTTAAGTATGACTTATGAAAGACCTGAAGATGTAGTTGCTTGGGCAGAACACGAATTAGGAGGTACTGACGTTGAAGTAGAAAGCGTTGCAGTAATTACTAATGCTACACAAGATCAATTATGGGTAGCAGTTAAAAGAACAGTCAATGGATCAGTAGTAAGATATGTTGAATATCTAGACCCAGACATAAATGTAGACTCAGGTATCACAGGCACAGTATCAACCGCTACAACCTCTGTAAGCGGACTTTCTCACTTAGAAGGGGAAACGGTCAAGTTAGTTATAAATGACGCTGTATTCCCAGATACAACGGTATCAAGTGGTGCTATATCTATATCAGTACCTGTAGGTTGGTCTAATGTCGATATTCAAGTAGGATTAGGATATACATCAACATTAAAGACTATGCGCGTTGAGGCAGGTTCTCAATCAGGCAAAGCACAAGGATTAAAGAAACGATGGAATGAGGTTAAGGTTAGATTGCTCAATACAACAGGTGTCAAGATTAATGATGACCAACTTCCATTTAGAACATCATCAACTCCTATGAGTTCAGGTATCGGTTTATTCACAGGTGATAAACGAGTTACTAATCTTGGTTGGGATAGAGATGGTATTATTGAAATTAAACAAGAACAGCCTTTACCATTAACGGTACTAGGTATTCATGGAACATTAACGGTGAGTGATTAATTATGGCAGCAATAGCAATAGCAGCAGCAGTAGCCGCCACAGCAGCAGTAGCAGGTGGTGTAATGGGAGCAAAGGGTGCAATGGCATCTGGAAAAGCTGCCTATACAGCAGGACAAGTTGAATATCATCAAGAACTTGAAAAAACACATTACAATGTAAAAATTAGACAGAGAGAAATGTTAGCTGCTATGCACTATCAAATGGCACAAGCAGGTGGTTCTGGTGCAGCAGCTGATGTTGGTTCACCTTTATTCGGCATGATGAAAACTTTGAATGATTTAGAAGAAGATAAAGCACAAATGTATAGAACTGGTGCTAAGAACGCACATAAATTATGGCTTGCTGGTGCAGATAAGTTCAGTGCGTCACAATATCAAGCAACATCTTCATTATTGTCTGGTATATCAAGTGCTGCTAGTTCTTACACAGCTTATAAAAAGGGATAAACAATGGCAATTAAAATCTCATCAAGAAAGCCAACCAATATAGGTTTCACAGGAACAACGGGTGGAAGTTTAGGTTGGATAAACCAAGCTGGCGCATCAGGAAGAGCCGCCATGCAAGCAGGAAGCAGCATAACCACAGCAGCGTTATCTTTACAAAAAGCCTTCGATGATGATTTAGATCAGGGTGAAATAAGACAACAAGTTCAAGACATGAAGACTGGCATACTTGATATGAGTATGAAATGGAATGACTCAAGGTATGACCCAAAGTATTTAGGAAACAAAGACAAAGGGTTTTGGCAAACAAGGGAGTCTGGTTTATGGAAAGATGCTTGGGGTGATCTAACATTCGGAAAAGATGATAAAGCGGTTTCAGAGTTTGGGCCAATCTTTGGTCAGCTTCGTAACGCTGCTTATGAAGATGCAGGTATATTTGGTAGAAAACAAAGATGGTCTAGGTTAAAAGCAAAAGACGATGAGATTTATTCCAAAAATTTAGAGATTATTCAAACAAGTTCTTCTATTGCTAAGAAACAACAAGCTTTAGAGGTTATTGATAATATGTATACAGAGGCTGATAACGGATTAACTCCTCATAGAGATATTAATGAATGGAACAATAACAAACTAACTGCTAAGAATAATTTTGATACTTGGTCTTTATGGGAGGGCGCTTTAGGTCAAAAAGGAAAGAGTCTTGATATTAATGATATTGAGGGTGGTTATACAGCTGATGAATATGATAAAGCAATTATTCATATTAATAACAATAAAACCATTAAGGAAGAGGTTAAGAAAAAACTAATTACCAATCTTTCAAAAAATATGAATCTGCGTATTAAGGCAGAAAGCAGGGCTTTGGCTGTATATAAAACACAAATTTATCAAGGCTTAGAGACGTTGTTACAGAAAAACTTATTGTCGCCTATTCATATTGATAATGCTCCATTAGATACTGATGGTAAGGAAGAGTGGCACAAAAGACTAAAAACAAAAACAAAAGAGGGTTGGCAGGCTGCTGAGAATGATGCGTTTAATAAAATATCAAGTAGAACGTGGGATGTAGAAAATGACATTATTCGTGATAAGGAGATAGTTAGACAGAAGGTTATAGAATATTCAATTAAGCATGGTATTGAGAAGATGCAACCTTTACTAAACCATTTGGATACAATATATAAAAACTCACCTACAAACGGTTTGATAAAGGACGCTTGGGATCATGCTAATAATGTGTTCAGAGGTGGTGGCGGCCGCCCAACATGGATGAGTAATTTAGGTAGTAGTAAGGTTGGAAAGGCTTTAAAAAATGCTGCTGCTGATAAAGAAGCAACGTTTAAGAAAGAATTGCAACAAGCGTTAAAAGATGGCTATAAGAACGATAAGTTAAGCTATAAAGATATGTTAGACCCATTAAGTGACAAGTATATTGTAGATACTGTTATTAATAATGTCGTTTCAGGAAAGCCTAACACTAATCAAATTTTAAAAGAGGTTCAGAAAAAAGAAACAGAAGAAGCTTTAAATCAAATTGAGGAATCTTCTTGGATGCCAGATTGGCTAGTGGATCTATTTAGACCAGAGCCTGTTGATGTTGATGAATCAACTATTGCAACAAAAAATATAGAAAAGTTATATGAAAATTATAAGGTATCTGGTTCTCAAAAAGCAGAGATAGAGGCGCTTATAGAAGATAAGATAATTCAAAATAATTTAACAGAAGCCGATACATTTTCTCAAACTATGAATTTCTTACAACAATGGAAAGCTGAACAAGACTGGTCAGCAGATAAATTAAAACAACAAAAATTACAAAGATTTATGATATATGGAAGACCATCAGTAGTTAAGATGGGAGTTACAGAGCAACAACACAAGTATTTTTATGATTCTAAAATTGCATTTAATAATAGTGGCGATCATAGGAATAAGATAACATTTGATGAAGGACATCCAGGTTATAACCAAAAAGATGCTGATGGTGAAGATTTATTTGTAAATGGAGAAGAAACTTGGTTTAACTACGAAAACAGAATAAAGTGGATGAACTCTACAAAATCCAAATTTAACAAAGGTACTGAATGACAACATTAGCTGAAACAACAAGATTTGGTTGGACAATTGATGAGATAAATGCACGCTCTATAGAGAAGAGAAAGCAAATGCTTGATGCTGGATTCACAGATCAAGAAGTAGCAAATGAAACAGGTGTAGGAAGTTCTAACTTCTATCGTATATTAGGCGGAACTAACAAGCCTAAATTATCAACTATAACCCCTCAATTAGATGCAGGATTTAGTCCATACATACAAGTGGGCGGTAGTGACGGTAGGTTCAATTTTGATAGAAAAGCGAGAGAGTCAGAACTAACACCAGGCAAACAATACCTGTTTGAGCATAATAATGGAAATAATTCTTGGTTTCAATTAGAACAAGATTATCAAGGTGGTAGATGGGAGGAGGCTGACCACGCTAAAAAGAACTACGAAGATTATAGTTTATATCCTACTGAAACAAGAAAAGCTTTGTTGTCTGTCATGTGGGAAGGAAACCTTGATGTTGCAGAATACGTTAATAACTCTGTTATAGCAGGAACTCCTTGGGAAGAAGTAAAAGAGAATCTAAGTAAGTTTGAAAATACTTATAGACAAATATCACATACTGATATTACCCCAGAATCATCAATGTCAGATGAACAGATAATAATGATGAATGATGCTATGCTTATGCAAGCGTTTACCAAAGATGCGTTTCAGAAGATAAGGTTATATAATATATCTGATGATATGTCAGAAGAAGAAAAACAATACTTCACAGAGCTTAATAAGTATATTGAGAAAGCTAAAGACACATCTAGCTTAGAAAAACACTGGACTAAAGAGGATGCTGTAAGAATTGCTAGTATGCAGTCAGTAATTGGCCTTGTTAATAATATTGAATTGTCTTTAAAAGGAGATCCAGATTCTATTGAGAATTTAGCACAATTCTTCTTGGCAACTCAAGCTTACTCTAATCAAGACTGGACTATACAACGTCTATTTGATGTTGCTGCTGTGTTATCTGACTTACCTATTATGATTCCTGCTGGTTGGGCCGCAACGAAACTATGTTCTGGAACAGCTACATGGGCTGCCAAAAAAGTGCCATCAGCAAAAGGAAAGGCTTTGGTAGGGGGAGGAATAACAACAGGTTGTGCTATGGGCGCTGCATTTGGTGTTCCTGCAACTATTAGAACTGTATATATGGACTTGATGAAAAGCCAAGTAATTGAAAACGAAACTGACTTTATCCAAATACTACAACATGCCCGTAAAGAGGGTGGTAAAGAGTTCTTAGTTGGTTTGCTTACTGGCGGTGCAGGCGCATTAACCAAATATGCCTTAACATCAGCAGGCATTTCTGGCAAGACAATGGCGAGTAGAGCTTTTATTTCAGGCACAAGCTTATTAACTGAAGCAGCGGCAATGTCCACTTCAAGTAGTTTTATTCATACTGGAAAAGCACCTACTACAGATGACTTTACTAGCGTTTTAACAGTGTTATCAGTATTGAAGTTTTCAACCTATTCATTAAAATCAGCTGGCCAAGGTGTGAAAGATATTCAACGCAAACAAAAAGGCTACATGAAGAAGCACCTTGAAAGGATGTATGCTCAATATGGAATTGATCCTAGATTGGTAGAGGAGGAAATTAACAGAAATCCTCAACTAGGTAGAGAACTAGCAGAACTTCTTGCTAAGAATGAATTTGAACTACATGACTTTTATCTAACCCATGTGACTGAGATGTATCAACGCATGGAAAGAGTTAAGAAAACTACGGTTGTTATTGATAATCAAGATGTAAAAGTATCAAGGTTTTTTGTTGTAGGTAAGGACGGTAAAAAGACAACACTTGAAATCATGGCTGAAACAGTGGAGGGAGCTGATATAGGTAAAGCCTCTGGTAATGTTGATAAAGCAACTGGCTTAGTAATAAACATAGATCAAACATCACCTAAACCTGGAAAAGCTAAAGGTCAATACAGCAAAATTATCTTTGAAATGAACAGAGAAGGTAACTGGGTATTAAAGGACTTTGAAGGCGATATTAACGCTACACAAATTAAAGCTATTGCAAACGATGCTGAATCTAAGGGTAGACAAATTATTACTGACGAGAACTTTGTTAAGGTTCAAGAGATAATAAACAAAAGAACTGCTGAAGGGTTTAAACCAGAAGAGATTAGCGAAACTGACAGAATTATTGAAGGCATCTTAAAAGAAGTTGATGCTGCTGCTAAGGTTTTAGAAGAGGCTGGCGAACATGAAAAAGCACAAGCTGTAAGAGATAATGCTAAGTCATTGTTAGAAGACGCTGTAGGTAAAGAATATGTAGCAACATCTGGTGCAAAAATAGAAGTTTTTAATGAGAAGATAGCTAGTGACCTTGAGCAGATTAGAGAGCAAGACCATTACAGGAAAACAGGATTTCATTCACAAGACAAGGTAGCTGAAAAACAAGGACTTGAAAACGTACTAGATAGAATTGACAAGATAGAGTTTGAACATGATGGTGTTGAAACAGAAATAATAGCAACTCATGTAACCAAAGTTTCAGACATGATTTCTGCTGATGCTATTCCAACGGAAAACGCGTATAGAATAGGCTACTTTAACCCAGCATTTAACAGTAGTATTGTTCGTTTTGGTACTGATGCACAAGCATCTTTCTTAGCCTCTAATATGAATAATCCAAGCTATGTCAGAGCTATTGTTAAATACAACACACCACTAGACGTTAGAGAGATTGGAAAAGAATCTGTTATTACTAATGACTTCACATCTGGACTAGGTATTGCTGAATTGTTTTATAGAGTTAGAACCAATGATCCAGCAAGCTTTACAAAAAAAGAATACGATAGTGTTAAGAGTTTGCCAGAAGGCCAGCAACTAGCTAAAGCAGTTTCTATATTAAAATCAAAGGGTTATGATTCTATATTATACAAAGACTCTAAGACTGGTGAACAGCAAGTTGCCATACTAGAGGCTAGTAATATTAGTGTTAGAGGTTTTACTGATCGTGTTGCTGTTAAAAAGACAGTAGAATTAAAAGAGGCTAAAGTAGAATTAGAAAAAACCACTGAAAAAGTAACTAAATATGTAAAGAATAAAAAAATAACACACAAGAATCTATTTGATTTACAAAAAGTAAAGCCTGATATTCAATACGATTTCGGTAATTACAGTATTGTCAGACTGTCTAGCACTAAAGCTACTAAGAATTTTGCGGTAATCAAAGACGGTAAACGCCTTAAAAATGACGCAGGCAAAGATGTTACGTTCAGTACATTAAAGAACGCTAAATCAAAAATCGAAAGAGACATGGAAACTGCTGGAAAGCAAAAAACTAAAGTTGAAGAAAGCGATACAGATGTAGCTATTAGAGAAGGACAAGAGGCTTCTAAAGTAGAGAACAAAGGTGTTCCTAATTTCATGGAGCTTGAGTTCGGTGAATTTAAGTCTAAACAACCTATAGTTAATATACGAATCAACAGTGAAGTAACCGCTAGAATGTCTGACTTTACCAACATAGAAGGTGGAGAAGGACGTATATCGAAAGGCG